CTTGTTAGAAGAGTCGGGTAGGCTGGACACCATGGCTGATCTTATACGCCGAGTAAATGAAACTGGTAATACTCTTGTATTAGTAGATCGCACCGAGTGTGGCAGGCAACTAGTTCAACGACTCGGGGACAAGTCAGTGTTTGTTTCGGGTGCAACAAAAGCAAAAGATAGGCAAGATGAATATGACGAAGTGGCTGATGCAACAGGCAAAATCATTGTGGCAACTTATGGTGTGGCTGCTGTTGGTATTAACATTCCCCGCATTTTTAATCTGGTACTCATTGAGCCTGGTAAGAGCTTTGTTAGAGTTATTCAGTCGATTGGTCGTGGCATACGCAAAGCGGAAGATAAAGATCATGTTCAGATCTGGGACATAACCAGCACTTGCAAATTTGCCAAGCGACACTTGACCAAACGCAAACAGTTTTATAAAGAAGCCAATTACCCTTTTTCTGCAGAGAAACTAGAGTGGATGAAGGTGGGATAACCCTTGGTGGTTGACCATTGATTAAAAATTTGTTATACTAAACACTATGAGAATACTAACACTAGATGAAAACAAGGCGTATGACCTTAATACGTTACCGGAAGAAGTAGACGACATGAGGTTTGCTATATTAGATAACAGCGATCCCGCCAATCCTGACTACCATTACATACCATTGATATTTTTAGAGAGTTTTACAGCTCCTGCTTTGGTACTGCGCATAGGTGAAAACATGATCCGTATGCCCATGGACTGGCAAATATTAATTGGTGAGCCTGACCTAGGTGACTTAGAAGTACTACCGCTCACTAGCATTAATGATAGAGGGTTTAATGTATTTCAGTTTAACCCACTCACTAGTTTTAGACCCAGTTTTCCGGACATTGAAATCTTAGATGTATATCATGAAGTTACCTGGTACGCACCTAAACTCAAGAATGGACAGTTACTGGCTGTTCCTTTAAATGACGACGACCAGCCCGACTGTGTGTACTTTGTCAAGGATATCAGCAGAAACTGTGAAGTAGTAAACTATAGCCTAGCGTGGTAATCATGGACCAATACAAAGAACAATCACCAGACAGGCCCGCAGTGCCGGTTGCAGAGCAAGACAACAAAGAATTAGAAACATTGCGTAAACGCATGGTCGAGTTGACTTCCCAAGTAACTGACCAACAAGAGCAGATTCGCAGGATGCATCGAGATATTGTACGCATACGTGAGAGCATCAACCAAGTAGCCGCAAGAATACGTCCACAATGAGCGACAAACTAAACATCCGCAACGAGATGGCCAGGTTTGATTTAAAAGACCGAGACTTCTACAATGATTTAACTGACGATGAACGTAAAAAGTTTAGTCCTTATCTCATGATACGATGGGGTAGTAGTATTCAAGGTGATAGAGAATTGCAAGAGTACTATGTACAAAGTACCAATCACTATCTCAACAAACATTTCTTTACAGTAAACAAGCATCCAGGACTGCAATGGCTTATGGCCACAGCAGTTAGTCCAGGCCTGGGTAAAAATGAACACCCTTGGATTGCACCCAAGAAAAAAGAAAAAGGCAGCAACGATGTCAAGAAGGCCCTGCTAAAACTGTATCCAAACATGAAATTAGATGAAATTGAATTGTTGAGTAAACTTGTTGATAAAAAAGACATCGCTCAGTATCTCAAGGATGCAGGTACTGAGCAATGACCGACATTAATAATACTAGCTATGAAAATAAACTTAACTGGTTGACTAACGACTTAAACTGGTGGGGCATTGGTGAAATATTAAATCATTATACAATACTATGGGAACGTGCGCTACGTTTATTCAGTGTTACTCCTGAACAAGGACTACAAAATTTAGAGTTTATGTCTCGACGATATAAAAAAACTGGTAAACCGTTGTTGTTGATGTTAGAGTCAAATCCGTTTACTCCTGATGTTTATCAATACATTTTAGATCTTGCAGCCACAAGAGAAATACCTGTTAAAATATTTTCTTGTAATGTGTTGGATCAGTTTAATGACAATGTTGACCTGGTATATTATCCAACTTGGTATTGTCAACAACAAAATATGCTTGATTTCCAAGAAGGCAAAGATAAAACATTTAGATTTAGTTTTTTAGCAAGTCAAGCTAGGTTTCATCGATTGTACTTGTATCAACGGTGCAAGCAGTGGATTACCCCAGAAGATTGTATAGCAGTGCATGCCAACAACTACGAAATACAGCAACACTTTATCAGTCGTGACATGCAACAACATTTACCTAATCAAATTGATTTGTTGTCGGATGTGCCGTGTGTCAGCAATGTTGGCCAAGACAGTTTTTACAGTATTATGCAGAGTAATCAAGATCAGATTGATTACCAAGTTGATTTTACCAATCAACACAATGCTTACTCGGCAATGATTAACATAACCGGGGAAAGTAACATTGACGCAGCTCATGTGTTCCTCAGTGAGAAAACTTGGAAGCCAATACGCAGTGGATGCTTGACCATGACTTTGGGAAACAACCAAACAGTTACTATGTTAAACAGATTGGGTTTTGAAATTCCAGACTCAGTTGATCCTGAGCTACCGTTGATGGAAAAAATACACTACATTGCGGACAAAATGTCGTCGTGGACCTATGATGATTGCTGTACAATATACAATGATAATCGTAGAGAAATTGACCACAATCAAAGTTGGTTTTATAGTAGTGAATTAAAACACCAGTTTGTTAACCAAATTAAACATAAACTTGAAATTGCATAATGTCCTATACCTGCCAGCACTGTGATCGAGAATTCATCAAAGAAACCAGCTTGACTGTGCACTCATGCGAACACAAGCGCCGGTACATGGAGCGTGACGAAGTAGGAGTACAACTGGGACTGCAGGCCTATTTAAAATTCTATGAGCTAACACAGGGTGGCAGCAAGTCAAAAACATGGGAACAGTTTGTCAAGAGCCCATATTATCGTGCGTTTATTAAATTTGGCAGATATTGTCAGGGTATCCGTGCTGTAAATACAACTAGGTTTACCGAGTGGTTGATCAAACAAAATAAAAAAATTGATCATTGGTGCCGGGATGCAGTTTACGGGGAATACTTGTTGGACTACCTGCAAGTTGAGTCTATAACAGATGCATTAACAAGGGCAATTGAAACTGCACAAGATTGGCAAGAAGAGACCGGCAATCCACTCCGAGATTATCTACGTTACGGCAACGACAATGCTTTATGCTATGCTATCACAACCGGCCGAGTGTCTGCTTGGGTGCTGTACAATTGCCAGTCAGGCAAGGAGTTCTTGACAAGAATCAATCAAGAGCAGGTGGCCATGATATGGCCATTCATTGACGCAGATTTTTGGGGTAAAAAATTCAAAGAGTACACTGACGATACCGAGTATGTTAACAGCATATTAAGGAGTACCGGATGGTAAGTTATCCTGGATTATTTGCAGGACGTCTAGTGCGTAGACCCGAAGTTGAATACTTTGCTGAACAATCGGTTGTAATTTTGGCTGAACAAAACAACCAAGTGTTGAATCACATTTGTATTACAACCATCGGAGTTGATGGAGTAGATTTTAATCTAGAATTTAACTATCAGTCATTGAATGCTCCGGTTTGTTTGACTATCAAAACCTACATACAAGACGACCAATTTAACAAGGACAATCCAGTGGTGGTTGAAAGCTTGGTATTAGATGATTTGTTTACTATTCCGCATTTGTTACACGGCGGAGTACTAACTAACAATGACATAGTCATGGACACTGGCAATGTTTTATGGTGCACCGGCCAATTGGTGTACACTTTTAAATTGCCACTTATTAGTATAATTGGAATAGTACAATGAAATCTAGGCATATTTTAAATATAGGTTATCCCAAGTGCGGTACCAGCTGGTGCTGGAATATGTTGGAAAATCAGCCCTGGTTTAGTACCCCAAGAGAAAAAGAAAATCTTGACCTGCAAAAGGGAATGGTTGTCAATGATTATTTACAATACTATCAAGAATGTGATTTTAGTGCTAATTTTACTCCAGGAAATTTTGCGTTAGATAGATTTATCATACAACAACTCAGTGAGCATCCCACAGTCGGCACTAGCATTATACTTAGGAATCCATTTGAGATATACTGGAGCCTATACAATTTCATGCCGCACTCGTTTAACAGCTATAATGCCTATGTTGACAACTTGATAACGCAAGGTTGGTTTAATCAAACTAGTTTGATAATTACTAGGTGGCGCCACTTTTTTGAATCAAGATTTCAAATCTTCTACTACGAAAACATCAAACAAGACTCCAACAAGTTTTTTGATGACTATTGTTGTCGTATGCAATTGCCCGATCCAGTTGTATTAGATTCTAGTTTGGTAAATGTAACCAAGTATGGTCGTAGACCAAGTGAAGCACTAAGTGCTAAAATTGTAAAAATAATAAATCAAAACATAGAAGATCTACAAATAATCGTAGAGCAAGATTTGTCAAGGTGGAAACATGTTAGCTGACGTAGATATTGACTTGCCGGACCGTGACCAACTGTTACGATTAATACCCCATGTGGCTGCCAGTCAATTGATTGAAGGTAACTTGCGTAAACACAACACCGGTGTTTATGTGCAACCTGTTCCCAAAAATCCAATATTAAATTATGCCAGTATTGATCACGAAGAAGCCAAATCACGCGGATACTTTAAGATAGACTTCTTGAACATGAGTGTGTACCAGCTAGTCAAAAGTCCCGAGCACTACGAAGAGATGTTGCAGGCTACGCCAACTTGGGATAGGTTATGGCAAGATCCTGCATGGGCACAGCAGTTAGTACACGTGGGAAATTATGTTGATTTGTTAAAAGACATGCGCCCAGATAACATACCTAGAATGGCAGCATTTATTTCAATCATTCGTCCAGGCAAAGCACACCTGCAAAATTGCGCTTGGACTGAAGTGTTTGACACGGTATGGGACGGGGATTCAAGTCGGGGATTTACGTTTAAAAAAAGCCACTCAATAAGTTATGCACAATTAGTGGCATTGCACATGAACTTGTTAACTGACTTTTCGAACCAAAGTAATTGATCTGCGCTTGCTTTTCTTGCGAGCTATGTCGGTAAGACTACACACTGGCCCATGCAAGATTTCAAGATCTCGATTGGCAAATGTTCGTATGTAAGGCTTAAACATTTCCCATTCGCCCTTGAGAAAGATGTTAATGGGAATAGATCTG